CAAAGTTATCCTAACAGTTTAGGACTTTGGTATAGTGCAATGACACAACGTTTAGGTTATACACCTAACAAGCAAGAAGCAGTTATTAGTACGTTAGCAAAGTCAGGTAACCCATACAAGTACAAGCAAAAACTGTATGACGATTTCTTTGAAGTAACATATGATCCATTATGTAAAATTAAATTTAAAGAGAACTGCCATAGAGGATTAAGATGGTATGCTCCTGAGATTAAGGACATTGACAACCTTGCGGCAAGTGTACAACATGTGTTTGAAGACCTGTGTATGAAACTTACTACAAGCATACAATACAATAACCCAAGTACCAATCTTGCTGTAACAGGAGGTTGTGCTTTGAACAGAGGCGCAATGGACAAGATTAGAAAGAACTGGAGAGGCTTTTGGATACCAACCAATCCAGGTGATCCAGGAAGTTGTATCGGAGCAGTATTGGCTTTGGAGAAGAAACACATTGACTTTGATGAAGAAATATGGTATAATAATAAGACAAAAAAAGGATTAGCGAATGAATAAAGAATATGGTTATGATGTACAAAAGGTATATCTGCAAATGATGTTGAGCGATGCACAATCGTTTGTGCGTTGTCAGACTATCTTTGACCATAGTTTATTTGATCGTAAACTGCAAGACGCGGCAGAGTTTATGAATGCGTATGTTACAGAACACAATGCATTGCCTACAGAAGAAATGGTTAATGCAACCTGTCAAACTGATCTTAAGGTTCCTGAAGGACTTAGAGAAGAACACTATGATTGGTTACTGCAAGAGTTTGAAACGTTTACAAGACACAAAGGACTTGAGAGAGCAATACTTGAAAGTGCTGAACTACTTGAAAAAGGTGAGTATGGTCCTGTAGAAGACAAGGTCAAGAACGCAATACAGGTAGGACTACAAAAGGACTTAGGTATTAATTACTTTGAAGATCCTAAAGGTAGACTTATGGGATTGAAAGACAACAATGGACAAGTAAGCACAGGCTGGACAACACTTGATAGAAAACTATTCGGCGGCTTTAACAAAGGTGAACTGAATATCTTTGCAGGTGGATCGGGTGCAGGTAAGAGTTTGTTCTTGGCAAACTTAGGTGTGAACTGGGCATTGAACGGCATGAACGTTTGTTATCTAACTTTTGAGTTGAGTGAGGCATTGGTAGCAATGCGTGTTGACAGTATGTTTACAGACATTCCAACAAAAGAAATATTTAAGGATCTTGATGGAGTTGAAATGAAAGTCAAGATGATTGGCAAGAAGGCTGGAGCATTCCAAGTCAAGTATATGCCAAGTGGTAAGAACGCAAACGATATTAGAAGTTATTTGAAAGAGTATGAAATTAAAACAGGACGTAAGATTGATGTACTGTTAGTTGACTACTTAGACTTGATGATGCCTATGAGTAGAAAAGTATCGCCAAGTGATTTGTTTATTAAAGATAAGTTTGTGAGTGAGGAACTGCGTAACCTTGCAATGGAATTAGGTTGTGTGTTTGTAACTGCGGCACAGTTGAACAGAGGTGCAGTAGAAGAAATAGAATTTGATCACTCGCACATCAGTGGTGGCTTGAGTAAGATTCAAACTGCTGATAACGTGATAGGTATCTTTACAAGTAGAGCAATGCGTGAACGTGGTAGATATCAAATACAGTTAATGAAGACAAGGTCAAGCAGTGGAGTAGGTGCTAAGATTGATCTTGAGTTTGACATAGACAGTTTGCGTATTAGAGATTGTGATGAAGATGAAGACACAAACAACTATGCAAGTAGCACAGGCAGTTCAGTACTAAAAGGTTTACAAAGAACAACTGACACATCGGAACCACCAGAGCCAGATGCAGGTGAAGCAGTTAAGAAAGTAAGAGCAGATACAGATAGTACTAAACTAAGACAGTTCATTGGAAACCTTGGCAGTGAGTAGTGTTACAGTAATAGATGATGTCTTTCCTCAGTGGCTACTAACAACTATACAACAGAGTATATCAAACTGTAAGCAATGGGAATATGGTAGAGTAAAAAGTGCATACGGTGATGAGTATGAGAACTATTACAACTGTGTACTTTGGCACAAGAACTATCCTGAGATGGAAGACCCCTTAAAAGGATTAAGCAATACCATAGCAAGTTGCTTTGCACTTGAACTATTACCCAACGGTCCTAAACAACTTGAAGTACTGAGAATGAATGGTACTACACCCGCAAGTGAACAATACCCACATCGTGATTGCGATATGATCGCAGATGACACAGAACGATTGAAGAGTATTGTATGGTGGCCTTTTGGCAGTAGCGGAGATCTCCGCTTCTGGGAACATCAAGTTGACATAGTCAATCCTTCACAGGTTGTGGAGTACAAACCCAATCGTGCTGTGATGTTTGATTCAAGCATTCCGCATGCCGGTAATCCACCACAAGATTGGCCCATGCGTGTTAGTATTAACAGTGTTTGGAAATTATAAAAACAGTCTTTATTAATTATCGTGGCTAAAAATTGCCATGTATTTAAGACGTCTTAAGACTATGAAAATCACCCCTATATGGCTCTTAAATGTCGACTTAGTACAATTCGCTGTACATTGTAGCTCTTTAGTCTTTTTACACGAGCAACAGCGTTTTAACCAGGTTTAACACACCTATTATAGTAGCAGTTTAAATACACATATGCAAGACTTTATTAAAACATGGGACAACGAACTTGATACAGAATACTGTCAAACTGTGATTGATTATTACAATCAACAACAAGGTACACGTATACTGAATCGCCAAACTGCAAATGAGTCAGCACCAAAAATGAACAAAGACGGTGCCATGCTCTATGACGAAGGGGAGACTGGTACGTTTGCCCTCAGCATGAATAAACTACTACAACCCTACTATGATTGCATACACAGATGTGTAGATGATTATGTCAGTGAGTTTGGTATATTTGAAAACGTTAATCCCATACAGTTGAGTCACAGCATTAAAATACAGCATACTCGTCCCAGTGAAGGATATCACGTATGGCACTGTGAACATGCAAGTAGAGACACAGGACAGCGTGCCATACTTGCAATGGTTTACTTAAACACCGTTGAACAAGGAGGTGAAACTGAATTCTTATATCAGAGCCGTAGGATTGATGCCCGAGCTGGGCGAGTTATGTTTTGCCCCGCAGGTTATACGCACACCCACAGAGGTAATCCCCCACTGAGTGGAGACAAGTACTGCGTAACTACTTGGCTTGAGTTTACACACTAACCGATAGAACGCCAAGGCGTAGGTCTGTCTTTGCCCTGTTCCCAAACAAGTTCCCCTGTTTCAATCACAGTGCCAGTCATAAACCCTCCACCTCCGTTACTTGGTACGTAACGACAAGGCTTAACGAGTTTGCCCTTGTAGGTCTTAGGTATATGAATACTTGAGATCCCACGTTGTTTTATTCCTGCCATAAATCCCCTTTTTTAAGAAGTATTTATGATCTTGTGTACGCAGTTGAGCTTCTTACCTGTTGACCTCACATGTTTTAAAAGGGTCTTTGTTACTTCACTAAGACGTGCTCTCGAACACTGTTTACAGTTGTATTTAAAAGGCCATGTGGGATTAGTGTATTAAAAGGCTTCTTTTTGGTGTATTTGATCTAAACTATTTGCAGGTCTCTGGAGCAAACACACAACCCAGTGTGCGTCCTATTGCTTCCCAGTCTGTGGGTCCACTTGTGTCTGGTTCTTGCTGTGTAGGAACACTTGTAGCATCGTTGTTGTTGATGGCTTCATCAATGGTCACCATAGGTGGTTGCGAACAACCTTGTACTGCAAGTACCACAAGTACCATAGCAAGTAATAACCATATTTGAACATCTTGTTTCATCGTACTGTAGTTATCCCGCGAAGCGGTAAAGCGCCAGATTATAGCCGCAGAGCGGTACGCGGTTTTTTAAGAACGTGCGAAGCACAGCGGTAGCAAAGATCGGTAAGCACATTTTGACCTCTTGGCTGTTTATTGTATTAACTGTAGTTACTGTAACGTCCACTGTATGACCCGTCTGTAGTTCCACGCAGACAACAAGTGTATAGAGGTGAGTTCAACACAAGCAAACTGAACACTGCGTCTCGTTCGCTCTCAAACACAAGTGTACAGTGATCAAGTTGTGTGGTGTATATTTTATGCTCGAGCAGTAGTTGTGTACCTGCACAGTGCGTATGACTGTCCATAATGATAAAGTCCAGTTGTCGTTGACTTCTTGAGTAATCAAGTTCTACACAATACATCTATTCACCAAGCACATGGTTAGTTTCATGATCTATATTCTTGAACTTCAACGCACAGTACACATTGATAGGGTGATAGTGTGCAATCCAAAAACGTACACGGTTAGCATGTATTTCAAAGTCCAATTGATATTTGCGTATGAGCTTGAATGCAGTCGCAACGTCCTTGGTGTTATGTGTATAAGCACAGTATTGATTACGCATACTTGTAGTGCTCGCCGTTAAGTATAGCTCTTGCATGTGCTACACTGTAGTTGTTGATTGTGATGTACTTAATAAGTGTACGTCTATGTTCGTATAGTATGAGTTCGTCCATGTTATACTCCAAATGGGTCTACAGCCCAAAAAAATTGTGTGCGTAAAAAATTTACGAAGTACTTACTGTATTAAGAGGGAACCTTTTGATCCTGTTCTTGATAGTAGCAACCTTACCCGTACTCGCACAGTTGTCATATGAACTATAGAACTCTTCTACTACAGACTCAAGACGCTCACGTATGTGTTCAATGCGTTGTGTACTGTACTCGTAGTTTATTGTAGGCTCTTGCTTGTTCATACTGTTATTTAACTGTGAAAGGGGTCTGTGTCCAAAAACTGTGAACTACGAAAAATTTAACTGAAGTACTTAGGTCTTTGAGGTGGTGATTCTGTGACCCCTGCCCTGCTCAAACTGCTTTTTCATTTTGTATTACTATGCCCCGACCCCTCGAAAAGATTTTTTTATTTTCTTATGCCCCGGTCTCGAAAAAAGATCAAAAAAAATGGGCAAGTCTCCCTGCCCATTTCCCACTCTACAGAGTGTGTCCGGATTCGTTAGTCTGCTCTGCTACCTGCACTTGCTCTAAAGCCATGCTGTCTAAGCACCTCTGCATACGCATATGCACCCTGCTCTTTACAGTCCATGCTCTGTCCATGATGCTGTGCTGGATCCCATAACTGCATAGTCTTTGCTCTGTAGCTCTTACGGAAGCCTATGCTCTCAAGCAGTTTGGCTTCTTTACTATTAGTTCTATCTACACTAACATCTACCCACGCAAAGCCACAGTACATTGGCTCACCGTACTCATTGCCACCAGTCTTAGTGTTCCAATCCGCCAAGTAATCGCTTACTGCTTTCTTTGCTGAGATCGTTGCGTTTGTGTGTATGTCTTGTATGTTCATATTGTATGCCCTCTTTGTTAGTTTATATTAATATATTACAGTCAAAAGTAGAAGAAGTCAACCCCTAAAGGCTAACTCCCTCCAGTTTATCAAACCCTGATCCTGCGACTATGCTTACAGTACCACAGTCTTCTACAAGGATATCTCCTACACTCACAGAGTGCATTGGCTTGAATCTTGTGTAGGCCTCTTCAGGTCCTATGTTGCCTATCTGGAATGCTTCGTTTAGATCACTCGCATCCAGGTCTGCAACGTGTTCGTAATGCTTGATGTTTGCTATTGGATCAAACCCCATACCGTAACTGAACGGAGTGTTTGGGTACATTGCTTTGTGTGCTTCATGTCCTACTTGGTAAACTTTAATCATATTGCCCTCATTTCCTAATTGTTATACTTACAGTATACAGTCAAACGAATCAAAGGTCAACCAAAATAGTGTCTTTTTTTAATCTTTTTTTGCTGGATATTTAGAGAAAGTGAAACCCAGTAACGAGGGCACATTACTGGGTTTCTAATACAGTGTTGGAGCGTGAGGGCTATGCTCGTGTTAACACTGTACTCTCAGCCATTGCTTCCCAATTGCTTGGAAATGCTTTAGCGAGATCTGCTACCTTGAGCACTGTTCTTAGACTCAGTTCCCTCAACTTAGACTTATTGATGTCTATGAAGTCTACCACTGACTCGTGTTGCTCTTCGGTAAAACCGTATTCGTTCAACATGCCATCCTTGACTATCTGTTTGATACGAAGCATCTTCTCTCGCTCTGTATCGATTGTCAAGTCTATGTAATGACATCTACTCTCAATAGCCGCCAAATGATCTCTCATCTTCTTGCTCTTAACGTTGTCGAACTTGATGTTGGTAATGAATATCGCACTACCTTTGAATTGAAAACTGTCTGGCACACCTTCGTTACGTAGTTTGAATGAATCAGTGTTCCAGTGAATGGTCCTGTTCTTCTTGCTATCAAGTGCGGCCTTCAAGATGTTTAGTGAAAGGTCTTCCTGTAGTATACTATCACAGTCATCAAACACAAGTACATTGTCTTTGTCTGCATAGTTGTACAGTTTACAGTAGAGTCCTATTGCTGACATTGCACCTTTGACAACTTGATACTTGGGTGGACGTTCTCCAAGTGTAGCGATCATATCGTGCTTACCCAGCACTTTCTCTACACCAAAACTCTTACCTACGCCTGGAGGGCCTGTAACTATCATTGCACGTACATCGCCTTTCTTACAGGCTCTTGTCATGTCTTCAAGGATAGCAAACCTCTCACGTAGTCGTTCAATGGTCTCTTCATCTGACTCTTCACGTTTAGTGATCTTAGTACTGCTGTTCACATGTTGATATGCATCCTCAGCGTCAACTTTGATCTTGATGTTACGATCTGGGAAGCCAGCAACTGCTGTACCATCGACTGTTACGTAACCGCCTTGGGCGCCTACTTTAAATTCTTCAACAAGTGGAAACACCATACCTGCAAGTTCTACTTCCTTGCCACGTATCTTGTAACTACCTGATAGTATCTTGATTTTTTTTAGTTGTGTCATATTGCCCTCTTTCATATTAATTAAATTAATGCCCTTATTGTTCTTACAGTATAGCACCACATGCTATACATGTCAACCCCTAATTTACCAAACCGTCTAACCATTGCTGGTCGACTTCCTTGCCTACGTCCTTGCCACCCAGGTATGCGTTAATGTGTTTCGAAGTTGTCACACTGTACTTGGTTGACGTTCTGAAAGCACCCTGCTCTGTCCAAGCCGCTACTGGTGTTTCATATGAGTAAAGAACACGGTTGCCTCTGGCTGTTGTGATCTCTGTTTGGTTACTGCCGATTTGTGATAGTTTCATATTGCCCTCTTATGTTTAATTGTTATTATATAATAGCATCGTTCTTTTCAGAAGTCAACCCCTAATTGCCCAAGTCTTCTTCTTCCCTGCCTTGTGCAAAGTCCAACAAGTCAGCCGCCATAGCCGCCGCTTGTGCTCGTGTCAACTGCACTGAATCAAAGAACTTGTCCGAAACTGCTGGAAGTTCTGTCTTCTTCTGTGTTAGTTGTACACACGATCCTCGATTATCTCCACCCCAAAACCTTGTAAGTGATACGCCCTGTGCGTGTGATTTAAGTTCTGTACTCATGTTGCCCTCTCTTTCCTAATTGTTATACTTACAGTATACAGTCATTCAAACCAAAAGTCAACCATTATTTTGACTTTTTTTAAAAAAAGATGGCGGTCTTTCTCGAGGGCACCCACCATTCCCGCCTTGCTTTTGTCACCGACACGGTGCAAGGTCTAACAGGGTTTATACTCCCTACCAATTGGCCCGCTCTACAGGATTCGAACCTGTGACCTACGGTTTAGAAGACCGTTGCTCTATCCTGCTGAGCTAAGAGCGGATTGGTGCGAGCGGAGGGGATCGAACCCACACACCATATACTGATAACGGATTTTAAGTCCGTTGCGTCTACCTATTCCGCCACGCTCGCCTTATCCAGTAATGTGTTTTGAATCCCCTCTCGGTCTTCTAATGATATCTTATACTAACACCATTAGGGGCTGTTGTCAACCCCTAATTGGTTTCTGTTTATTACGCTGACTCTGTCTCAAGCTCAACTTCAACAACAGGTTCTACTGCTGGTGGTGTTGGTGCCGGAGTTGGAGTTGTATCAGCAATGACGTTTCTCACAACGAATTGTGTGATGGCGCTCTGTTGTGCTTCTGATTGAAACTTGTCATGTCCCAATAGCATCTTACAGATGTCTGACTTAGACATTGCGTTATCGAGTTCTAACAGCTCGATGTCACTGTGGCCATTCTTGTTCAAGATCTTGAACCTTCCCACATAGTCCTGAGCGAACCTTACTTTGGTCACGCCATTGTTTGTTGATGTACCTGCAACGGTATATGTTTTAGTTGTTGCCATAATATAAAGCCTCCTTAGCCTTGTTATGTTAATTGCCTATTCTTACTTCTATATAATAACACATAATGGAAAGCAAGTCAACCATTATCTGCCTATTGATTATCCAAATTATTTTGGATTTCCAATTCTTTCAATTCTTTTACCAACGCAACGAACGAACTCATCATGTTGTCCATTTCCATTCTTTCGAATGTATTGCCCCAGGGGATACATATCGCACCCTTGTCCTTAGGCTGTACCTGTTCCAATGCTTGTTCGCACACCTTCTGGTTATCGTATACTACAGGGTTCGATAACATCATCGTAATCAACATCCACTTCATTAGCATCCACTCCCACGGTTGGCCGGATCAAAAATGTCCTTGGCACAGTTTGTTAGTTCTTCACCTACCCCGGCTGAGGTTATCTTGCCCAGGTTCCTTGCCATGTTCGCACTCTTCAGGATGTCCTTGGGAGTCATCGTACCACAGCCAGTTAATATAACACAGGCCGCAATCAAAGTCAATACCTTATTCACTAAGACCGCCTGCTTGAAACATCATGATCGCACCCAGCACCATGCTTACCAAAGCACCGCCGATGATCATAAAGAACACTGGAAGCGAAGTTGCATTCTCTACACACTTGCCATCACAGTCTCCACCAGCACCAGCCGCCGCCACAATGCCTAAAAATATTAAAGTAATTCCGAAACCATTCATAAACTTTTTCATATTGCCCTACTTTCTAATTGTTATACTTACAGTATACACTATTTTGGATTGGATGTCAACCATTTATTTTGCCTTATCTTGCTGTCTTTCCCAGCCAAGCAATATGGAACATTCCAACGATAATGTACACAACCAGCATCAGATCACTATCACCAGGGTGCATTCTCTCAGCAATCCCGGGTACATCGATCTTGAACCAAATGTACCAAAAGAGCGATACTGATATAAAGAACCCAAACACTATGAAGCCACCTCAATCTGATAGCCATAACTCCAATGCCCATTGTCCATATCAAATGTGCATCTGTCCTTGTCCTCTACAAAGATCTTCTCTTGTCCAATCCCGTACTTCTCACCGTTCTTGCACAGTTCAATCCCTGTAATCTTAGCCTCACCCCATTTAGTGTCGACCTTAGTACCAATTTTAATATATGTTCTAC